AAATATTTAGGCACAGATTGTAAAACATCAAAAGAAAATGCAGCTATTAAACAACAACTTGAGTTAATGAAAATGTGTAACAAAGTAAACAGAAATCCAAGTCTTGCACTTAATGAAAATTTTGCTTTGTTAGTATCCAAATGTAGGGGTGTTATACCACAAGTAGATGAAATAGAAACTATGCCCACAGGTAGCCTTTGGGATGAGTTAAAAGAGGATTATATCAAAGAAAATCCTGAGTCTAAGACGTTAGACAATAATAATAGCACGTTGAAAATACCACCAGATGGGTATATACTACCAAAACCAGAAAATGAG